GTCCTCGCGCGTGATGCGGCGCATATCAGCGTCAGGCAGCTTGCCAAAGTAGGAGGTGAACTCCACTTCTGAAATCACTGACCGATTGGGGTCGAATGTTTCCGCATCTGGAATACTGAACGCGCGGTGCAGCGCCCACTGGATCAGCTTCTCGTGGCTGGCCTCGTGAATCTCGGGCTTGTCGGTGTCATTGGCCAGCGCGTTAAGTGGCAGGCGATAGCCCTCAATGAACAGCACGCCCGCTTGTGACGGCACCGGCGCAATGCGCAGGCCCGTTTCGCTCTGCACTGCATAGCGGCTGTCTGGGCACTCTTCGCGCCAGTCGCGCACGTTCTCGTCCAGCCATTCACGCGATACCAGCTTGAGCGGCGTCGCACGTGTAGCGCCATCGGGCTTGAAGCGCAGCGCCACCAGCTCATACAGCTTGGCGTGCAGCTTGTAGCTATGCACGCCGGGCAGCACCACGACTTGGCACACCGCCGGGTTGGCATCCTCCAGCAGCAAGCGCCCGCGCACAGCGGCTTGCGCTTCTGCGTCGGTCAGCCAGTCAGCGATGACTTCGCTGGCGAACAGGTACGGCTCCATCGTGTCGCAGGCCATGACCCGAAAGCGGCGTGTGAGTTCCAGCAGATTCATACCAGCCCGTACTGGTCAATAAAGCCCTTGGCCATATCGCGCACCTTGGCTTCACCCAGGTTGCCGGGAATCTTCTGCTTGTAGTGCTGCTGCGCCCAGTCGATCAGCCCCGCCTTGTCCATGCTGTCCAGCTGATCCAACAGTGAGAAACGCGCCTCATCCAGCTCGCGGCGGGCATCGTCGTCCTTCTTGGCCTGATCCAGCACTTGGGCGGTGTCGTCATCCGGTTTTTTGGCCGCAGCCTGCTTGTGTTCGGCTTTGGCCGCGCCCACGTCGGCCCGCTTGAACACGTCCGCATGGAGCAAGAACCGCGCGCCCAGCGGTGTAGGCACGGTGCGGGTCTGCCCGTGGTCGAACGTCAAGCCCGAGCGGTAGATGCGATCCACAAACGGCTCGTCGCGGCCCACGTAGGTCACTGCGATACCTTGGTCTTTGTTCATGACGTTTCCTGTGTGCCGATTACTTCGGCCCCATGCGTTCGCCGTGCACGATCACATCGAGTTGGGCAGCTGCATTGATGGCCGCGCCCGCGATGGTCAGCACCAGATAAGCCTCTTTGGCCAGACTCACCGGCGCCTTGGGGCTGGTGGTGCGCAAACGCGCCAAAGCACTCAGCGCCAGGCCCGCGCCAAAGTACGCCGCGTCCTGTGGCACTTCAGTGGAATCCACACCGTCGATGTAGATGAAGCCCAGCGAGCCGGTCACGCTGGCAGGGAAAGCCTTGGATACGATGACTTGCGCGTCCTCCAGCAGGAAGCCCTGCGGCAGCTTTTCCAGCACCACCACGTCAGCGACTGCAATTGCGGTGGTGGAGTCGGAATTGATGGCTGCACCGGCTGCAGTGGTCTGCAGCGTGGCGCGCAAGGTGGTGACATTGCCAAAGCGGGCCGCGCCGCCGTACTGCTGGTCACCAATGTGCTTCTTTTTGATGGTGGGCATAAAAGCCTCCAAAGGTATTGAGTGAAATAGGACAGGGCCAGCGCCGGGGATGGGCTGGCCCTGCAGTCATCAGCCGCGTGGGCGCATGATCTTTACGGCGGTGTCCAGCACCGTGACGCCGTGGTCGGTGAACTGCTTCTGGTCGCCGTGATCCACCGCAAAGCGAATCTTGGACATGCCCAAAATGGCACCAATGGCGATTTCCATCTTGTCGTCGAAGTCGCCAGGCGATTCTTTCCAGAAAAAGGGTACACCCGAGTGCTCAGACGCACCGAATGCCTGTGCCAGCGCCTGACCGCCCAGCAGCAAGCCGCGATCCACAGCAAACTGGGTGCCAAAGGACGCTGGCACCAGTACCTCGGACTCGGTTTCGCTCACGTAGTCGGCGCAATACTTGATCTTGTCGCCGGCATAGAAGCGGATCGCCTTGGGGTTCTTGATGATCAAGATGCCATTCCACAAACCCGCCTCACCCAGGAACAGCGGGTGATCCTTGGCCAGCCGAGCGCGGGCATGGGCATTGGCCTGGAACGTGCGAAAGGTAGGGTCAGTGGAAAATGCGCTGTACTGCGCCGGCGTGGCCAGAAACACGCGAATCGGGCTATCCGTCGCAGCCTGATCACCATCGAACTCCACCGGTGGTGGCGGCAGGGGCACTTGGTCGGCCCACTGGCGCACCGAATCCAACACATCCATGCTGAGTGTGTCGGTGGTGGCAATCACCAGCTCGCCCGCATTCGCTTTCAGCTCACCCACGGCACCAGCACCAGCAACCAGATGGCGGTTCTTGGTCGGTGCCTTTACGCGGTTGACCATGATGGCGCTGAACTTGGGGTGGGTGTCCACCGGCACCATCCATTCGATCTCGTGATCGTGATAGCCGCGCGCGCCGGACAAATGCACCAAGACCGACTGATCCAGGTAGGCATTCATCAGCTTTTGCGCCTTGGGACGGCCGAACTTGCGCAGGTCGTAGGGGCTGCGGATCTGGGTCATGGTGTTACCCATGTCGATCACAAAGCGCGCCTGGTTCACACGCAATTTGTCCTCGGAATAGGACATGCCCACACCCTTGCCTTCCGCGAACTCGCTGCCCATGATGGGGTACGCCCCGATGGGGTTGTCGAGTTGGAAGGTGATCTCGTCACCCTTGTTCTTCGTGAGGTTGTCCGCACGAACAATGGGCATCGAAGTCTTCGACTGGTTAGCCTTGGTGCCGGCCACGGCTGCCTCCACCTTGGGCATAGAGCCCGTCAGGTGGCGCAGCATGGTGTTGCGTTGCTGGGCGGCATGAAACACGCCGACCGCTTGCTGGATCATGGCGCCCTGAGCGCCCGATGCTGTGTTGGTTTTGGTATCCACGCCAGCTCCTTATGTTTGTCTGTTAAGCCAGGCATCGATCTGATCTGGCGACATATGAGCTGTCGCCGCCATCATCTCGGGGCCACTCATGCCGTTTGTGGCGTCCAAAGCGCTGCCGCCCTCCGCGCGCCCGCCAGGAATACTGGACAGGCTGGAAGGTGGGTCGGTTTTGGCGTTGGCCAAGGCGGCTTTTGCTGCGTCCTTGGTGGTCGCAGCGGCGGTGGTGGGTTTCTGTGTCGCTGCCGTAAAGGCGTCGAACACTTCCACGATCTGGGCAGCCGTGCCGCCCGTTTTTGAATCGAACAAATCCCAATAGGCCGAACGCACACCGCTGGGGTGCGCATCCACCCACGCTTGGAACTCCGCGCTTTGGACAATGGAATCCGCATTGGGGTAGGCACCATAGATGGCATCAAAGTGCGCTGTCGCGGCATCCTGCTGCTGCTTGGCCTGCATGATGCGCTCTTGCACCTGCTGGGCCACCAGCTTCTGAATGCCTGCCTTCAACGCCCCCTCGGAGAAGTCGCCAAACAGGTCAGCGTCCGCGCCCGCCTCCATGGCAGCCGTTGCAGTGGCCACAATGTTGTCGGTCTTGGTCGGTGCCTGTCCGGCGTCAGCCCGGGCCTGCGCTTGTGCCTGCAGATCCTCTATCTCACTCTGTCTGCTTTCTGCCAGCGCCTTGAATTCGTCGCGCTGCTGGCGCGTCTTGTCAAAGCGATTGAAATCAATGGTGTGCTTGCCGTCCCGCGCCAGAATGACGGTGTTGTCCGCCGTCATCTGGTCTTCTGGAATAGCCTGCGCGCCATTGCCTTGGTCTTGGTTCTGGTGATCGCCACCAGCTGCGCCTGTGTCAGCCGTCGCAGTGGTGGTCGCGGGCGCGCCACCGTCTTCCGGCTTGGCGCCGGTATCGCCCTGCTCGCCCATGGCCAATGCCTGATGCGCCTGCTCCGGCGTCAATGCGCCGCTGATGTTAGAAAAATCGAAGTCCATGTGTGATGTCGTCCTGCTTGTCCCGCCACATATCGCCGTGGCCGCATGGGCCAGCAATCCGGTGCGTGCCTTGCGACACCGCGCCATCTGCTCTTGAATCCAGAGCGCTGAAAGCGCCCCGGTCTTCGCACCACGCTTGCGCGCAGTGCTTGAGAGACAGTGTCAAAGCGGAGCGGTTTTTCCCTAAGCCCTATACCGGGCAGGCACAAAAAAGCCGCCTCGGTGGGCGGCTGGTGGGGTGGGGATGTCAGGCTGGAAGGTTGTCTGCCGTGTTGGGCGTCTCAATACCCTGCATGGGACTGTCACCGTCCTGGGGTACGGGCGGATACGTCGGGCTGGTGTTCTGCTGCACGCCGGGAATTACCTCATCGCCACCGCCACCGAGTGGCATTGGTGCCATGCCAGCGGGCACCAGAAAGTTCGGGTCGTCGCCGACAGGGGTTGGTTTCTGGTAGCCCTGCCCCTGCATGATCGAATCCGCAATGGGTGCGATCATCGGATTCGCCGCCACTTGCGCGCCACCCTGCATCGCACTGAATGCGGTCTGTACGCCGATCAGCACGGCCTCGCGCATCATTTTTTCGACCTGAGCGTCTGTCATGCGCTCCTTCAAGTCCAGCTCGCGCGCCTTGAGGTCGCTGCCAGCCTTGGCCAGTGCATCGGACACGGCCTGCTGAATGCGCTGCTCAATCTGCTCCGGCGACTCTTGCTGCCCAGCCGCGCGCAGGGAATCGACAAGCTGCTTACGAAACGGCACATCCATCAAACTGGCCATCAACGGCATGGTCACCGCCTGGAACTGTGGCGGCATGGACTTGACCACCTCGGACATAGAGTTGAGCTGCTGGCGCTTGAAGCTTGGCGAACTCGGCACGTCCTCCAAACTGACCATCAGCCGCGTGCGCTGCAGGTCATTGGACAAATAGGGGTAGCCCAGCTCATCGTTCTCTGGCTTGTTGATCACCACGGTGCGGTCTGCCGTCACCGCGTCCCCCTCAATTACCACCTCTTGCGCGTTCGCGCCCATGTCTTGGATCAGCATGGACATCAGCAGCTCGCCCATCTGGGTCCGGCCGCGCCGGAAATTGCCCATCATGTGTGCCAGCGACTGATTGGCCTGCTCCACTTGGGTCTGCTCCTGCACGCCACTTGTCGCGGTGCCGCGCCGGCCTGAGAATGCGCCCGCTGCTGCTGGGTTCACGCGCTCAATGGCCTGCCGTGCGTTCTGCAACATCTCCAGCTGCTCGCTGTTCAGCTGGTAGTCGCGCTCCACTTTGAACATGGCCCCCTGCTGCGCCATGATGGCTGGGTCTAGCACAATGTCCGCATCCAACCGGCCCACGGTGCGACGAAACTGCTCATCAGTCATGGCCACCGCACCCTTGGTGCGCGTAGTGCGGTACGCGCTCATGCCCCAGCGCAGCCGCGAGTTGCCGCTGTTGAGCGTGTCCTGCTGATAGAGCATGTTGCGGATGTAGCCGAACGGCACGCGCGTGTTGTCCTCGCGGAATCCCCAGAATGGCACGTATGGGAAGTGGCGGTGTGCGTAGGGCGTTGGCCCATCAAATAGAACGTGCGGCCCGAGCCAGTAAGAGCGGCGAATTTTGGCCACGGTCGCACGCCGGTACTGCACCAGGTTGTTGGCAATCGCATGGACGTGTGCCGAGTTGTTCTCGTCGTACTCGACCACGCGCCCGTCTGGGCTCTTGAGCACGATCACATCCGTCCAGCGCCGGTACCACAGCTCGGTCACACAGACCTCTTTGTTCTGCGGGTTGTACCAGCGGTCTTCCATCGTCGTCCACTCGCGCGCCACATCCCACGCCCGGTTCATCCCCGTGCTGGCGCCGCCGTGCTGGGTACTGTCGTACTCGCTCCACCAACCCAACCCAGACTGGCCGTACTGCCGAATCAGTTCCTTGTGGTCTGGGAACACACGTACCAACCTCGACGGGTGCATCCAGCGCTGCCGCCGCAGCCAGCGCGCATCACTCAGGTCATCCTTGGCCGATGCCCAATCCCAGTGGATTTCATTGCGATTGATGGGAATGCACTGGTGCGGGTAGCCAAAAGGGTCATCACTGCGGCTGACCTCCACCCAGCCCACGCCCACGCCAATCTGTGGGTAGAACGCCTTGCTGCAGGCATCGTCGGCCTTGGCATTGCGCTCGGCCTGATTGAGTTTGAAATTGATCGCATCGGCAATGTCCTGGCCGCCCGGCTGGCCCTCTGGGTTCACGCGCCAGTCCGTGCGCGTGGCCTCCTCAAATCCACGAATCCCCTCCAACGCCGCGCCGATCAGATTCTCCATCGATGGCGGGATGCCCAACTCCTTCTGCGCTTGCAGCAACTCGGTCTTGAGCTGATTGCCCTCGGCATACTCCATCTCACGGTCGGCCACCACGCGCCACTCGCGCGGCTGGCTGTCGATCTCTTCCAGAATGCCCCGGAATTCAGCGAGTGAAAGCGGCACATCCCCATCGGGCGTGTCCACGGGGTCAATGTCGGT